TGCTAATGGTACAAATGGTACAAATGGTGCAGACGGAGCAGACGGAGCAGATGGTGCAGACGGAGCAGACGGAGCAATCGGACCTCAAGGACCTTCTGGTACAACTATTCAATTTGATGTAGTGCCTAATGGTCCTACAGCTTTTAATTTTAATGGCGCAGGCTTCTCAGCAGCTACTGCTAATCCAACTCTTTATCTACAAAGAGGGCAGACATATAATTTTGACTTTGGATCAACTACTGTCACTATGAATTGGAACTTTGCAAGTTCGAATTATGTAACTGTATCAGATACAATCGACAATCATTCAATCCCTGTAGCCTCTCATACAGATTCTCAGTATGAAGGTGGAGGTAACAGTATAGTAGTATTTACTGCAGGAGCCGGAAGTGTTACTGATTCTGTAAAACTTTTTTCAAATACAAACTTTCTACTGTCCAACAACCGCTATAGAAAATCTTGGGCATACTCTGATTCATTTAGTGTATTATCTGGACAAGTTTTAGATTATGATGTTACTTCATATCATGAAGCATATGCATCTAAAGATGCGCGTTACCAAATTTGGTTTTTAGATACTGTTTCAGGCACTTATTATCAAGGATGGAACAGCAATCCGCACGGCTCAGACGGAGTTGGATTCTCAAATAACACAACACCATATAATGAAACCTATCAATTTACAACAACTTCTACATATAGAATGGTTATAGTTCTAGGTGTTGCAGAAAATTATGGATACGATGTTCCTGCGGGAAGCGGCAATTATCAAGGTGTTTCAGCTTGGGTTCAGTTTCAAAATTTTGCATTTAACAACGGTCATCCATTCTGGCTTCAAAGCAGTTCTGGCGCATATAATTCCTCGAATGTTTTAGGAAGTTCAGAGGGAGTTACAAATAATGGAGCTACTCGTGATATTTTAATCTATGAAGTGCCCATGGGGGCACCCGATGTATTATATTATGCTTGTCAAAATCATTCTACAATGGCGGGTACAATATACACATCGACTCCAACATATCAAGCAGCTAATTATACTACTACTGATAGAAATGGCCTTACTGCTCAAAATGGTAATTTAATATATAATTCAACTACTCATAAGTTTCAAGGGTATGCCAATGGAAGTTGGGTAGACTTACATTAATAGGAGTATATGAATGGCCGCAGATTTTCCCAGTAGTCCTAATAATGGAGATACTTATACATATAATAATATAACTTATGTGTTTGATGCCACATTGGGGGTGTGGACTATTGATAGCACTCCAGGTGCTTCTGGATACGGCACGAAGTTTGTTTTAAAAATCCCTGCAGACACTATATCAGGGGGTGTACCTTTTAGTGATGCATTTTATACTTTCGATCGAGGGCTCAATAGAGATGTGCACTTTTCTATCTTAAAAGCAAGTTTTGGGGATGGGTATGAACAAAGAGCACTTGACGGAACAAATACAAAAAAAGATGTATTTAACGTAGCATTTGCAAATAGAAAGTCAGAAGATATTGACATAATTGCAAAGTTTTTTGATCTCAAACAAGGCAAAAACTTTGATATACTTATTCCTGAATATGGGGGAACACAAACTCTAAAGGCAGTCTGTGAGCAATATAAAATAGCGTATACTTATTCAACATTTCATACTTTAACAGCAGCCCTCAGACGAGTCTATGAGCCATGAACACCTATAATTATTACTTTGATCAGTTTTTAACCGCTAGTTATCAAGTGCCTATTGCAGATGTTTCTAGTAATTATACTGCAATAATAAAGACAGGAGATACTATTAATGTTAATGTTGTATATCAAAATCCAGTAGCAAGCCAAACAGAAATAGTATATTTATTAGATCCTGCCGGAGACTATACAAGAAATGATCCAGACTTAACACTTAGTACAGGATCTGGGTTTGATAAGACCTTTAGTCTAGTTGCCCCGGAGACAACAGAGCGTTCTGCACATGATCCGTATGCTCATTGGCATTTTTTCGTTCAAAGAAGTCATTATCCTATTTTATCGGGAGAAGAAAGAAACTTTAGTCTTAGAGCACTTATATTACCTCGAAACTTTGGATTTCTAACAGAAGGAGATGTAGTACAAGGATCCACTATTAATGTTCCTATTAGTCCTGCAGGAATAGGAGATTATTTTAATACTAATGCTGCGATTACAGGTGGTCCTTCTGTTGCATCTGGAGGAGAAAAGTTTTACTGGAAACTTGTAAATATTAGTGGATCAAATACTGATTTTGTAGATTCTACGTACTTTACAAGTACTTACGGTGATGTATTTGTTACAGGAAGTTCGGATAATATTGCAGTAGCTCCAACTACTGCCTGTCCGGACGGAACATATTTTTTAAGACTATATCACTACAATACGACTCCTCAGTATGTAAATGGCACTGCGGCTGCCTCAATTACAGGAGGTACCGATTCATTTATTTCCGAAACTCGTATAAATGTCGGACTTCAAGCCGAAGAAATAATTGAAGACTCGTACGATATAGATACTGACGATACTAATACTATTTTTCTAACGCAAGATTCTTTTGTAAATCAATATCATCTTGTTTATACTACTGATAGTTTACGAATTAAAGTTGTAACAGAAGATACTATTAATGTAACAACTACTAGCAATGCTCAAGTATCTCCAACTACAGGCACTTCTGACACTTTTTTTGAAATTAGTTTCGCCTCTAGTATTGTAGATGCTGATTTTGAAGTAACTTTTCAATCAAATATTCCCCCTGCAAAACAAGTCTCCGGCGGCCCAAGTGTATATACTTGGAATGTTAGAGGATTTGTACAAAAAGATCAAGGGGAAGTTATTGATACAGTACAACTACAAGAAATAGGAGACTCTTTTGTAGAATTGTTTGAGATATCTTTACCTACAGGAAATGTAGCATATTTTTTCAATGGATTCGATGGTTTAAATTTAGATAATATTTATTTTCCTGACGAAGAAGGAAATACACTTCTAGAATATTTATCCTTGCCAATCAGAGTAGAGGGACTAGATGCAAGAAGTACGGGTGTAGCTGGCAGACCTACTCTTACTATGGCAAATATTCCTGCCTTAGCTCGTAGCTTTACAAATAACGCTGATGGAACTAAAGACGAAACAACAATATCTACAGTCTTAGAAAATGAAGGAATCTTTACAGCACAAGATTTAGTAGGCTCAAAAGTTTGCTATAGAACCACCCTTTTGAAGCATACTTTTAATGTTGGAGACACTCCTAAGCGTCCAATTCAGTTTCCTTATGCTGTATACTATATAAATAGAGTTTCTTCAGAGTCGGGACCGTTATTAAGTTTAGAACTAACAAGTCCTTTAGATATGGAAGGAGTTACTTTACCAAATCGATATATAGTTGGTAAATACTGTCCTTGGAAATATCAAGGATTTTATGAAAACGCTTCAGGAGGTTGTACATTCCCATTAGATAGTAGAGGCACTAAATTTTTTGATGAAAACGATGTTTCTATAGATGTAAATTCTTTAACCCCATGGAGTTCTCTTGCTTCATATGCTATAGGCGATAAAATACTCCTATATGTAGGAGGGTCTTCAAATCCGATTACTACTGGATATTATACTGCAACGGTTGGCAGCAGCGGCACTCCTCTCTACGGCGGCGCTAGCGCAGGGGATACAACATTTAAAATTACATATAATGGAACGTGGATGGCGGGGGATGCAGTAGATGTTGCGGAAATTCTAGCAAAAATAGATGGCTATTTTGTGGCTCCCGCATCGCTAGGTGTTGGAGGAGTTGTTACAAATTTTACAATGGCACCTGGACTAACAGACGGTTCAGGAACAGTTTTAACGTATCAATATACGATTACTATGAGTCAGCCTATGACAGGGAATCTTGCAGTTGGTACTCCTATTGAATTTGTAAAAGGATATAGTGCAGAGGGCCATGTAAAAATCTTCGAAGCAATACGACCTAATACAGATAGACATCCAGAAAGTCAACGAGGTTTCTGGAAAAGATTAGATGTTTGTGGTAAAAGGTTGAATTCTTGTAAAATAAGATTTCAAACAAATGCTGCCGGAACAATCGATACATATTTACCTTTACCTTTTGGAGGCTTCATAGGTACGAAGAAATTTAAGTGATAGATGAGATACAAGAACATTTTAACAATAATTATCCTAAAGAATCTTGCGGAATAATTGGAATAGTAAAAGGAAAAAAAGAATGGTTTCCCTGTAGAAACTTAGCAGAAGGAGAACATGATTTCATAATGTCCTCTGAAGATTATTTAGATATATGTAAAAAAGCAGATATATTTGCAATAGTACATAATCATATATATACAGATAATACTGCAAGTGAAGCAGATATTCGTGGATGTAATGCTACTGGAATTCCTTACTATATATTTGATTCTGAAATGAATTTAAATATAGTACAGCCGAATACAAAAGCACACCCTTTAGTAGGTAGAGAGTATAAATTCGGAGAGGCAGATTGTTTTGAAGCCGTGCGAGATTGGTTAGCAAAAGAAAATATTAATATTCCTCCCCGTGCTTTATTTGAACAAGAGTGGTGGGATAAAGATTTAAATTATTTTTGTGAAGATATTATAAAACAATGGGGAGGTAAACCTGTTACTGATCCTGACATTAATGATGTTTTAATTTTTCAAACAGCTACAACTGTTCCAAATCACTGCGGAGTTTATTTAGGTAAAGATATGTTTTTTCATCACGCAGTAAATAGATTATCTTGTAGAGAATCTTTGTACCCCATGTGGGCAAAACATTTAGTAGGAATATATAGATATGAAGCGTAAAGTATATTTAGAGGGAGAAATCGGAGAAAAATTCGGAAAAGAGTTTACACTAGATGTTGATTCTTTTAAAGAAGTAATAAAGTGTTTAGATTGTAATTTCTCAGAGCTCAGACCTTACTTAGTTGAATGCCATGAGAATGGTATAGGATTTGTATGTGAAGTTGATAATACTCCTATTACTAATGATGCGGAGCTTTTGCTTCACTATCCCACAGGAGATATGACTATTAGAGCTCTTCCTACAGGATCTGATGGTATCGCTAAAATTGTACTAGGTGCCGTGTTGGTAGCCCTTTTGTTTGTTCCGGGAGTAGGAGCTGTGGTAGGTGGTGCAGCAGGTAGTACCATATTTGGAGCAGCTACAGCAGTAGGTGCTTCTGGATTAGCAATAGGTGCCGCTTTGGGTCTTGCAGTTCTTGGGGGAGCTTTGCTTATGCAAGGGTTAACCGAAATGATGGCACCCGATCCGGCAGTAGATTCTGGAGGAACACAAAAAGAGGATTCTTATCTATTCCAAGGAGCAGGACAAACTATTGTAGAAGGAGATCCTTTACCTATATTATATGGTGAGCTAAGAATCCCGGGAAGGCCAATTAGTTTTCAAACTGCAAATGCTACTGCAGTATTTGTTCATAGAGAGGCTATTGTAGATGCTAGTGGTACTCCTCTAACAGGAAATATTCCAGACAATCAAACAGAACAAGGAACTAATCCCTTAAATACAAATGACCCTATAGGCGGTGGAGGTGGTGGAGACCAAGGCGGGGGCAATGCTACAGATGTAAATATTTGGAATCAGTATAATTTGGAGCAACTCGCTGAACAAATACGCTACAATCTAATACAAGGAGTTTAATATGACAGTGCCCATAAATATCCCTGCAGACGTGTTGAATGGAAATGGAAATGGACAAAACCAAGGGAGTGGTGACCAGACTGAACGAGTATTTACTCAAACAGGCTCAGGTACTACAGTACAGAATATTTCTATTACAGATGCTGTATGCGAAGGCCCAGTAGCTGGTTTAAAGAGAGGTTTAGGCTCAATCTTTTTTGATGATATTCCTGTAAAAGATGCAAAGTATTTAGGGTACCGTCCCCCTCAGGGGCCTCTAGGAATAAGTGTTGACCCCACAGCTAAAATTAGTTTTAGCTTAAAAACAGGTACTTTAGGTGCAGGTGCAACTTTGCCTGACTATATGATCGATACTGCAGACGGTACTTATTATGCACTAAATAAAAGTATTATTTTACAAGACTATTTAAAAGCAGAAAACTTAAAAATAGTAAATAGTAGTAGAAATTCAGACAATAAACTTCAGGTTAGTATTGGGGCAAATTTTGCGAGTTTTAGTAGTGTGCCACAGGCTTTTACTAGCGGAACCTCAATGAATTTTGATGATAGTACTTTATGGAGTCAGCATATAGTGTGTCTTCTCTCTAGTAGTACATTCTATGGATTACAATGGGGATCTTTTCTCTCTCAAACCACTGGAGACACCGCTAATAATATTCCTCCCAGCGAATTTATATTCTATGCGAACGAACTGGCAAATACAAATATAAGCAATGGAAACCTAACAAGTAGTCCAAGGAACTCAGTGCGCTTCCCAAATGTTAGCTCAGCTTACCCGGGCGGTTTAATTGTATTTTCTGCAGGGGTCTCTACCATTAATACTATGACTCTAACAGCAGATGATGTGATCAGTTTTCCAAATGCCACCGGAAATGGAATAATGAGGTGGAGAGTTGTAAAGAAAACAGGTACATCATATGCGTGGGATTCAGGAGTTCTTGGGATGTCCAGTAGCCACACTGTGACCGCAGACGGAGAATATCATTTAGTAATTCTTTCAGGTTCCCGTATTACTCAAGGAAACTCTGAACCTACTGTGTCTCAGAAAAATATAGTGCCAGGCACCCTTAGTGTAACAGCTTTAAATCCTCCCCCGGGCGTATTTAGTGGTAACTCTGCAGATTGGGTTACAGCAAATGATACTAGTAAAAAAGCTTTTTTAGTAGCAGATGATTTAGGTTCTGTAATGGGTGGAGAGACTGTAGAATATACAAACGGTAAGTTAGTTTTTGAAGCAAAAAATCCTTTTGTAGGACTTTTTGATATTAGTACTTACAAACTATTTATAGCTAAAAAGTTTCTCATAGCTAGTATGCCAGATAGTAAAACTATAATAACAGAAAATCCTCCAAAAAGTGGTAGTTATATTTTTTCAGTAACTGAATCAAAACTTTTTGATTTCACAGAAGAATCTGTTATAAAAGATGAAACGGGAGAGATTACTTTAGCAAATGCTCCCGCTAACTATACTGATGCGGAAAAACAAGAATGGGTAGATTTTTATACTAGACAGGAACAAGCATATGGAACATTTAATAAAATTGAAGGACTATACGCCCAAGAGCGGAGAGGGTATATCTCGCAGGATCCTTTAATAGAAGTAGGAAAAGTGGGTGCTGCTGTTGCAAATGATGGAGATTTAAACGGAGTAACAATAAGAGAGTTAAAAATACTAGAGCCTAGTGCTTCCGATCCTACGCTTTCAAATTATGGCTCTTCCACAGGAGAAGCAATTCCTATTAAAGATATTCATGGATTGCCAAATACTGATCCAGAAAGTAAAACGGTAAATAGAACAACTACAAATGGATTAGATATAAATAATCATACAAATCCAAACCCTACAGAAATACCTTCCAGTGCATTTGCAAATACTGCAAAATTAAATGAAATGGATCAAATTTCTATAATTATTACCTATCCTCAAGGTTTAAACTCTATGAATCAAGAGGATGGAAATTTATCGGTAGCTTATGCAATATATAAGTTTAGAATAAGCTTTACTACCAATGGAGTTACAAGTGATTGGATAACACTATTTGGAAAAAATGTTCAACACCACGCCCGAACTAGGGCGGGAATATCGTATGAACATATAATAGATCTAGAGTCTTTTAGGCCTTTTGATACTTTTGTTGTTCAAATTGCTAGACAAACGAGAAGTGCTGGGCTCCCTGTAGGTGTTACAGGTACTTCTGCTTATAATATTGATGATAAAACAAAATATTTTTTAACAGCTGACGCAACTGTAAGTAAAATACAATGTATTATTAAAGATAAGTTTACGTACCCTTATACTGCGCTGGTAAATACTATATTTAGTTCAAGACAATATAGTAGAGTGCCTAAAAGAACATACGAGATGAGAGGATTACTTATACAAGTTCCCTCTTCTTATACTCCTAGAGAGTATTCTACTTCAGGAAAAGCAAAGTATGAAAAATTTTGGGATGGTAGTTTTAAGGATACCCTTCAATATACAGATAATCCTGCATGGTGTTTTTACGATATAGTAACAAATAATAGATACGGAGCAGGACAATATATAAAAGACTACAATATAGATAAGTACTCTTTATACAGAGTAGCTAGGTACTGTGATGAGTTAATAAGTACTGGTAAGCCAGAAGGTATAGGTAATTTAATAACTGGGGAACACTACAGAATCAAAGTTCAGGGTACAACAACTTGGTCAGATTTTGGAGCAAGTGCAAATACTGTAGGAACTGAATTTAGATTTTCCCGTAATCCAGACGCTACCTTCGATCCGTCATCTAGGGCGGAGCGAATAGAACCTAGATATAGAATCAATATCTTTTTAACAAAAGCTACTGACGTATATAAAGTTTTAAAAGATATGGCTACTACATTTTTAGGAATAATTTATTGGTTAGATAATCAAATAACAGTAGTTCCTGACTTACCCTCTGACTCTGTATATAATTTCTCAAAATCTAATGTGATAGATGGACGTTTTTCATATGAAGGAACAGGGGCTAAAAATAGGTATAATCAAATAATTGTAACTTGGTCAGATCCTGAAGCAGGCTATGAGCTAGTTCCTTTACTTATAGAAGATAAGTCAGATATTGCAAAAACTGGAAGAGTTATAACTCAGGAAGTAGTTGCGTTTGGGTGTACTTCCGAAAGTCAAGCAATACGATATGGAAAATGGAAACTATGGACAGCACAAAATCAAAGGGAAGTTGTAACCTTTAAGACCTCTTTTTCAGCAGCATTTGTTAGACCTGGAGATGTAGTAAATGTTCAAGACTCTGATAGATTCGGAGTATCTTATAGTGGTCGTGTAAAATCAGGTACTACAGGAAGTTTAGTTTTAGATAGGGACGTATTATTTTTACCAAATAATACTTATGAATTAAATTTAGTTATAACGGAACCGAGTGCTTTTTATAGTGGTGCGGCATCCATAACAATTAATGGAACTACCTACAATACTGGAAATAGAATACCTGAAGCTTATATTTGGACAGGAGCCTCTTATGTTTTGAAAGATTTAAATACAGAAGCTAAGGCAGCTAATGCTTTCTTATCTTCAACGGGGGATGTTTTACTTCCTTTGGATTGGCGTCCGTATACCTATGTTCAAGCTGTAGAAATTACTAATCCTGGAGCAGGCGGGGCCACTTCAACTGACGCTATTAGTTTTAGTACCGCTTTAGACAAAGTTCCTACTGGAAGTTTAATATGGTCTTTAAAAGAGATGAATAGTGATAATGCAGAAGTGCTTGGGTCCGCAAAAGCATATAAAGTATTAGATATTGTTAGAGACGCAAAAAATATTTTTTCAATTACTGCAGTTGAACACTATAATCAAAAATTTACAGCTATAGAAGAAGAATATGAATTAGGAGCTATTCCTGACTCGGCTTATGTAGAAAGAGAGCCCTCAGTAATTCCTCCTCCTAGAAATCTTACTGCATCTTTTGAAGGGCCCCAAGGAAACCCCCAGGGAGAGATTCTACTTGCGTGGGACTACCCTGTAGATGACAGTTGGGTTAATTATTACGAAATTGTTCATGATGTACCAGATACAAATACTCCAATTCCTACTTCGAGTAATGGTATGATATTTAAAGGATTTGATTAATGTCAGAAGAAATTACATTTAAAGTACGAAGTGTATCCCATAAGGGTAACTACTCAGAATTTAAGACTGTTCGAATAAATAAAGATGGACAGACCTTTACTCTTGTAGGCCCTAGAATACACGATGGTATGCCTAAAGGGGCATATGCAGATGTAACTGCAGATGTATGTAGCCCTGACTCTGCTGTAGATGAAAACGTTGCAGATCAAGAGGCTCAAGCGGCAGGGGAGGCGTATCCAAATATAACTAGTAGAGCCCGAGGATTAATTAATTTTAAATATCTTTTAGATAGTATTGCCCAGCTATCCTCAGGAGGAGGCAGTAACTGGCAGATAGAAGGGCAAAATATTACGCCTCCAACTACTTTAGATGAATTTGATTATACATTTGAAGATTATCCTGTAAGAGTGGCTTCTATAGTTAATCCTTCTAATTTTAAAACTATAGACACTCCTCAAATAGTAGATTTGAATGGAGTAACCGCAGGAGATCAACGAGAATTATACATTCTTTTTAAGCATGATACTGCCACTCTACACTTAGTAGAGTGGGATAAATTTGCAATGCCTCCAGTAGGCTTTTGGAGATTTATGGGTGATGGTACTCGCGCAATGGGAGATTCTAGTAATTGGACAGCTATTGGAGATGTTTCTGTTACCACTGAAGGAGTAATCACAGGGACTGGATTTACTTCAAGCCTACAAGTGCAAGATATATTAACTATTCCTACAGGTACTATTAACGACGAGTTGTTAGGCCGAGGTGCAAGAGTTATTGAAATTGTTAGCGATACAGAAGCACGGTTAGATAGATCTTTCGCAGCAGACATAGGAGCAACTCCAGCATATAGAGGCACTTATCGCCCAGACTATTCTAATGATTGTATTTTAGCACAAGTTTTTAGAAATGCAGGAACAGATACTAAACCTTTTATTCATAATTTTATTATCAATAGAGCTTTTGTAGGTGCTGTATCAAATTTACCTCCGAAAGGTCAGGCAGAGGTTGGCGTTAATGATGGTATTGATATTACAGATCCTGGCGGAGGCATTACTTTTCAAAATGCGGGGCATCTAGCCGGAGGTAAAACCTCTTGGGATGTTGGTATTGGCTGGTGGTTTGGCTATCAAGATGGTGCATATAAAGCCGCTATTGGAGACCCCACAGGAGATTTATTAACATATGATGGACAGGGCCAAGAACTTGTTCAAATTAAAACATCGGATTTAGAAGTTAGAGCAAATCCTGTAAAAGGTCCCGCACAGTTTATTTTAGATCCTGCAGGACATGGAGATACCACTGGGGAAGTAATTATTCGTGGAGATATGGAGATAGAGGGGACAACTCTTCAAACTCCTGCGGTATTTACTATCGATCCTTTTGGACACGGAAATGAAACCGGTAAAATTATAATTGATGGTAGCCTTGAAATTACAAACAGTCCATTACTTGGCCCTGCTGAATTTGTTATTGATCCTGCCACACATGGAGATAGCACAGGATTAGTAAAAATAAAAGGCTCTGTAAATATAGAGGGCTCACACCTATATGGGCCTGCTAATTTTGTAATTGATCCCTCCACTCATGGTGATAATACAGGTACAGTATTTATTCATGGAAACTTACAAGTTGACGGAACTACAACAACTGTCAATAGTACAACAATGACAGTTGCTGATATAAATATTACTTTAGCAGAGGGAGCTACAAATGCAGCGGCAGCAGATGGAGGGGGCATAACTTTAGCAGGCGCTGGAGCTACTATTCTTTATAATGCCGGCACAGACTGCTGGGCATTTAACAAGAAAATTTGTGCAGATGGAGGCTTGACAATTTCCAATACAGATCTGCAAATAACTGGTGGAAATCTTGGGCAGCATCTTATTGTTGGAAATAATAATACTATTGATTTTGCAGATGCGGTAGAGTTTTTAAACGATCTAGGAGACGTAAATTTAGGAACTCCTGCAAATGAAGAAGTTTTAAAGTATAATGGAACAAACTGGGTAAATGTAAAGCTAGACTATAGCGAAGTTCAAAATACTCCTTTTATTCCTCAAACCACAGACGATCTACCAGAAGGTAGTAATAATCTATATTTTACAGATGCAAGAGCCCGAGGCGCACTTAGTGTAAGTACAGGCACCGCATCTTCAGGAGGAGCACTAAGTTATAACTCTTCTACAGGCGTATTTGACTTCAGTCCTGCTGATGTTACTGCAGGCGGATCAAATATTGCTTTAACAGATTTAAGTGTAAATGTTGTAACCACCCCTACTGCAGGCGGAGATCTTGCTTATGACAATACTACTGGAGTCTTTACATTTACTAAAGCAGAAGATACAGGAATAGCCTTATCAGATTTAAGTGTTACTACAAATTCAGCAAGTGGTGGAGGAGCATTAAGTTATGACAATACTACGGGTGTCTTTGACTTTACTCCTGCAGATACTTCTGGAAGCGGTGGCAGCTCCGTTCAACTTTTAGATGATTTAGGAGATGTAACAGGAACTACTTATAGTGCTACATCTTTTAAAATACTAATACCTCAAGCTGCTAGCGGAGGAAATAATCCAACATATGGCTTTGCAGATATGCGAAGCGTTACAGATACCTATATACGAATAAGGGATCTTTCAGATGTTAGTAATACCAGTGCAACCGATGGTCAAGCTCTTATTTTTGATGGAACCAGCAATAAGTATGTTCCTTCAACTCTATCTAGTACAACTCTAGCCGGATTATCGGATACTGCTATTACAAATGCTCAAGATGGAGAGTTTCTCAAGTATAATGGCACAAATTGGATAAATGCAGATATTGAATATACAGATATTGAAAACCCCCCAACTCTTGTAGATAATTTAGATGATCTAGGAGATGTAACAGTAGCAAGTCCTAGCACAAATGCATACTTAAAATGGGATGGAAGTAATTGGGTTGCCTCTATTTTTTCAGGATTAAGTTTATCGGGACTGAGTGTTACTACTGCGGGCAGTGCCACTGCAGGGGGCGGACTAAGCTATAATAATAGCACCGGCGAATTTACATATACCCCCGCATTAGACACAGGAATAGCTTTATCAGATTTAAGTGTTAATACAAATTCAGCTAGCGGAAGTGGAGGCCTAAGCTATAATGATAGTACAGGTGCCTTTACATTTACTCCACCAGATCTATCTGGTAGCAGTGGAATTGCATTATCAGATTTAAGTGTAGCGGCAGAGCCGACTGCATCAGGTGACGGAGATTTAGCATATAATAGTAGCACTGGAGTATTTACTTATACTCCTCCTGATTTGTCAGGGTTTTCTACATTTGACGGCGCATATAATTCTCTAACAGGTAAGCCTACTTTAGGAGCTGTTGCTACATCTAATAGCTACAATGACTTGGATAATAAACCAAGTATTCCTTCGTCAATAGATGATTTAAGCGATGTAGACACTAGCACTACCGCACCTTCAAATAATCAAGTTTTAATTTGGAATGGGACAAATTGGGTTCCTTCTAATATTCCAACTCTAACAGCAGATCAGCTAAGTGTTACTACAGCTACTGCGTCTTCCGGGAACTCTTCTTTAAGTTATAATGATAGTACTGGCGTATTTACATTTACTCCTGGAGATCTAAGCCTGTATGCAACCTCTAGCTCTTTGGCAACAGTAGCTACTTCGGGTAATTATACTGATTTGAATGGTATTCCTACTATTCCGGTACTTCTTAGAAATTTACAGGATGTCTCTGAAAATCAGATACAAAACGGTCACCTTTTACAGTATGTATCATCAGGAGGTACTGCTCAGTGGCAGAATGTAGCTTTAGACAGCTTAGGGATGGAAATAAGCGACTTAAGTGATGTAGATACTTCCGGTTGTCAGAGTGGAGATATTTTAAAATTTGATGGTACTAACTGGGTTGATGATACTTTACTTCTACATCAGTTAGGAGATGTTACGGGACATGACTTTACAAATACCGCAGCAAGTAATGGAGAGTTCTACTTAGGAACAAAGAGTAATGGAACTTACGAATTTTATGACGCAGCTACTCTTCTTAGTCATGCAGAGTTAGGCGACTTAAAAGATGTAGTTATAACAAATCCTGGAGGTTTTGAATTTTTACAATGGAGTCCAAGCACTTCAAGATGGATTAATTCCGTTATTAATATAACTGAGTTAAATGATGTAAACTTTATTAGTTCTCCTACAGTAGGACAAATTTTACAATATAACGCCGCTGCAGAGTGGAGAAATACAAATTTAGATTCTCTTGGATTACTTTTAGATGATCTAGCAGATATTACTATTTCAGGGGTTGCAGGCAATGACTTATTGCAATATAATAGCAGTACTAACCAGTGGGAAAATACAACACGAACTGGCATAGGAATGTTATTAGATGAGTTAGCTGATGTAGTTATAAGTGGTTCACAAGGACAAAACTGGGCACTACAATATAATTCTACTACTAATCAATGGGAAGATAGTCCACTAAAACTAGATGAACTAACAGATGTAGTAGGATTTGCTTCAACAGCGGCCCCCGGGGAGTTCTTCTTAGGTACAGCACTTATTCCTTCTGGGGGTAATCCTCAGTATGAATTTTACGGAGCAGGAACTCTTTTAGCCCACGGCAATATAGAGGATCTAGGAAATGTAACTGTATCAGGAATAAGCAATAGCGATATTCTTCAGTATAATAGCTCTACTAATCAGTGGCAGAACACTGCAAGAAGTGCCATTGGTATGACTCTAAATGATCTTGATGATGCTACATTATCAGGAACATCTGCATATCAATTACTACAATACGATCCTACTACAGCACAATGGGAAAATGTTGATATAGCTTCCTTAGGTATACTACTTGATAATATAAACGATGTTACATTGCACCAAGTTGCAGATAATAATTTATTACAATATAATAGCACTACAAGTCAATGGGAAAATGAAACTCTTTCAACCCTAGGTCTAGTGTCAAATGACTTAGCAGATATGGATACTGCTAATGCAGCGGACGAACAGTTGCTGCAATATAATGCTACTTCTAACATGTGGCAGACCAAATTTAGAAGCCAAATTGGAATGGTCCACAATGAGTTAGCTGATACTACTATTAGTAATTTAGCTGATAATAATCTTCTTCAGTATAATGGTACTACTACTCAATGGGAGAATGTAGGGGTATCTGATATAGGCATGACTCATAATGATCTAGCTGACACAGTCATTACAAATTTACAGGATAATGATAAACTTGTATATGATGCTGCATCAAGTAAATGGATAAACGAGCCACAATCAACTGTAACATCGTATTCCATGACTAGTGCCCCCTGTTCGCATTGGTTCGTATCTGTTACGACGGAAAGAAATCATGTAATTATAGAAGGATATTTCCATGTAGATCAACAATCTGCATCAACTAATCAATGGCTGTGGCAAATTGATAGCTTCCCTAGCAACCTACAGCCTAAATCTACTCAAAATAGTATGGCAGTTGGTTCCGGGATTGCTTTTAATGCTTCAGGAGTACCAGTCTCAGAGTGGACTATAATATTAGATCAGGATGAGATAAAAGCAGCGAGCTCAGGAGGTTGGGCAACTATAAATGATGTACGCGCAAATTCCGCAGAATTTTTAAAATTTAATATCGCATACTCACTATAGAGTTGATTGTACACCCCTTACAAAAATATATCTTGACAAGGCAGGTGCGCTTTGTTATAATCATACCATAGAATATTAAAAAAAGCCTTCTTTACTAAGAAGTTAGCCCCTTTCCAATGAATAGACAAGTAACTGTTGTTAAAAATGATACGGGACCTGATTTAACGGTTGTCATCGTTAAAAACGACGATAATCAAAGATTTGTAACGACTCCCTCTAATGTACATTTAAATATTCGTCGAAAGGACACAACGACGAATATTGTTACTATTATTGCGGATGCGCTTAAATCCATTGGTACCGAAGCCCAGTATACATTTAATTTAAAAAGCTTTACGACTCATGTAGATGTGAATCCCGACTTTTATGAAGCCGAGGTAGAATTTATAGTGCCCGATGGTACGGATGAACAAGGCGACCCTCAAACCGCTAGTTTTACAACATTTGAGCAAATAACTATACAGGTGCGGGATGACTATACATGAGCAAAAATTTAAAATTCCTATCGTTAACAGATAATTCTTTATTAATAAGAAACTTATCTGAAACTTCGGCTGAAATTGCAGATTTAGAATTTACTAGCATTAGTTTTTTTGATGCTAGAATTACGCACAATCAGCTGTATAGGTACTTTTTTCATGAAACTACAAAAGCAGATGAAGTTTTTGACAGAATAGCTA